ATCATCGCTTCAAGTTTTCTGTACCCTGCTCTGTTTACATCGACAACCACTCTGGTGTTGGTTGCTTCTTCAACGGATTCGTTATATGCTGTTCTAAGAACGGTTCGTGTGTTCATTTTACGATTCCATTCATCGGATGCTGTATCAGAAACTACTTGGAACAATTTACCTTGACCACCTGCATCATGGAAAACCTCAAGGACTGTATAACCCTCACCAGTTTTCTTGGCGAGTTTATATGCCATCTTCTTTGCTTCGTTCTTGTTGTCAAATGCTCTTGCTTCTTCGGTCACAGACTCTTCAATCTTGTTCATCCGTTCAAACTTCTTACGACTCTTTGCATCCTTGAACTTGATATTCACGGTAAACTTCTTGTAGTCACCGACGATACCAAACTTATCAACCATGTTTTTTGTCATTGCGTGTGTGGCAGCGTTCATCAACTGTTCATATTCTCTTTTGTCTTTTGCTTGGTACAATCTTTCGGAATCGGATGGGTGTGTGTCTACTCTTGATGTACCCTGACCTCTACTCACTAGAGGAACTGACCTCGCTTCTTTGACTTGATACTTCTTAGGCAAGAGGTGGTCGTAGTTACCGAGTTCTGCTTCGTCTTCGAATTCGTTTGCCATGAGTTCAGCAACCGCCATCTTGGTATCTCTATCCCAAGGCATGTCACCATACTCTTTGTTGTACATCTTGATACCATCTTCAACGGCATACATCCAGGCCTTGACCGCTTTCTTTGTATCATACTGGTCACGGGCCATTTTAGTTACGAGGTTCTTTTGAATAGGTTCGATGCGCCGACGGTGCAGTTGAGAGTTATTCTGCATGAACAACATCAGTTCAACGGCCATTGCTTCGTCGCCACGACCTTCATCGATTTGTACGGTTTTCTTAAATTCGTTCCAAGTCTTCATGAGATAACACCAATTCCTTGTTTAATTTCTTGTCCATAATCTTGAATACTGGTACACCCAAGATTGTTGAAAATGCCTTCAAGTCCTTTGGAACCACCACAACATCGCCCTTTGCTGATTTGAAGGTGGGTGTATCAAGGTCTTTGTTGATTCTGTACTTACCCTTCTTCAAGATGTTGTTTGCTTCCATCAACGAACTTTCGAAGATAGTATTAGTTAATTGACTATCCACCTCATATTTAGTCATGATGTTATTTTGAATCAAGTACTCGGTGAATGAATCTACGATGATGTGGTCTGGGTTGGATACTCCTCTGGACTCTGCATGTTCCTTGAGCATCCATAGTGCCGCGGCAAAACTACCAATTCTAGTTTTACCGCCGGGTAGTTTGTCTAGTAAGCGTTTGATATTCCAAATTAACCTGTGGAATATGGTGTACGCTTTCTTCTCTTCGCTTGTCTCTAGTTCTTTTTTCTTCTTGAGAAGGTTGCCGTCTTTATCGATGATGCCCAATTTATATGCATCAGTCTTCTTCCACGGAGTGGCAAGAATCTTGATGAACTTATATGCAACATAGATATCGACTGCTGACATTTAGATTTCCCTTAACTTACCGATGATATCATGGTGTAGTGGAATCGGTGTTAAATCACACTCTGGAATAGTGGTCTTCTCTGGTAAATAATTCAGGAAGACCAAAAAGGTTTTCAAGAGCGGATGTAAATCCGGTTCTATTTTCAAAAACAATAATCTAGTTGCCGCTTCAAGTCCAAAAACATTGTAAAAAATAATGATGTGGTTCAGAATCAAACGCTCCCTCAACACACCAGACGAGTTGTATTTACGAAATAATCGTTTAAGGTATTTCGTTCTGTTCAAGTCCTCATGAAACTCTTCGATACCCTGACATTGTGGGTTTTCATAATGCTTCATTGCGAACATGATATAGTTTGTGTCATCTAATAACGAAAATTCCATAATACATTGTTATCCTAACTCAATCAATCTTCCTTCTTGGTGGTCTTCTTTGCCTTCTTGACAGGTTTGGTTGCTTCTACCTTCTTAATCTTAGGTGCTTCTACCTTCTTAGGTGCTTCTACCTTCTTAGGTGCTTCACCAAAACCTGGACCAAATCCAAACTTGCGTAGCATTTTGCGACCGTAACCGTTCTTGCATTTTTCGTAACCGCCTGGAACGGCATATTTACGATATTCTTTTGGTAGTTTCATCAACTTTCTCCTTGTGCGATTTTGTCAAATTCAACATATTGGTTTGCAGGAAGCGTTTCACCAGATGCCTCTTGGGCGCTTCTCATGTGCTTCTTGAAAATTTCTTTGCGGGAAGCGATGTCTTTCACATCCTTTGCTTCTTGGCCTGCCGCTTTGGCAGCGTCAATATACTCTTGACGCATTGGTGACTTACGCTCTGTAATCTTGTTGATTGCATCGAGCATTGGGTCGTTCTTGTCAAAATAATTCTTCTTGAACATGTGTATCTCCTGTTTCGGGACTTTAAGTCCTATTATGTATAAGAACTAAACCTCTTGGAATTCAAACTCAATGTCTTCGTTCTTCTTGTTGTACATCTTCCATGCAGTGGCATACAGGATTTCCATACCCTGTTCAGCACCGTATCGGTCGATGAATTCTTGCTTATTTTTACGAATGAATCTTTCCATACTAGGGTCGGGTGGTGCCTTCTCCTGTAGTGATTCGACCATGACAAATTTTTGTGATGGGTCAACCGAGTAGTGGTACTGGGTTAGGAATTGACGCCCAATAAGAACGGGGTATACCCGATTGCTTCGGTCATCAAGGGTGAACTCCACATCCTTATACTCTTTGCCTCCAAACACAACATCGAACAGCACATGGACTCTATTTTCTTCTTCATCACCCACCTTGACATTCTTTCTACCAAGAATCTTCTTTGTGATTTTCTTACCGTTCAACTTACATGTAATCTTACCATCTTTGATGTCCACATCTTCGACATGGGCAACATTGAACCCACTGTTACCAGTATCGACTCTTGCCTTAATTGCTCCGGTTCCATCGATATCAATATACTCGACATACCCGACTTGCTTCATCGCGTATTGCCAGTTTTCCTTGTCGAGAATATAATCTAGGACATTGGAAATCAATTCATCACTGCTGATTGGTCCACCTTTGTCATACCCAAAGTATGGTTCAGCACCCGAACCGGGCGAACCATTTACTTCGAGTAGGTAGTGCTTCCCATCAACGGTGATGTGGTCAACCCCTGCGTAGTAACATCCAGAAATCTTTGCCGCTTTTCGTACAAGTTTCTGTTCCTCTTTGCTCAACTCATATGGTTCGGTGTCGTTACCAAGTGCTTTGTTTGTTCTGAAGTCTTTATTGTTGGACTTAAGTCGCTTTACGGATGCTATAACCTTACCATCTAAAACGAGACTGCGAATGTCGTATTCGATTTCCATGTACTCTTGCAGAATTAGACTCGCACCAAATTTCCACAAGGACTGTAGAACGGACTTCAATGATTCGTGGGACTCTACCTTGGAAACACCGATACCTTCTGCACCTGTGATAGTCTTGATGATGACGGGGAATTTACCACCGACCTTTTCCAACGCCATGTCGATTGCATCTTCGTTGTTTACCATTGCCGTTCTTGGTGTTGGCAACCCGTTGAGTTCCAGACCAAGAGATGTTGAGAATTTGTTTTGACAGAATTCCATTGGGTCTTGTTTGTTAATTACAAACGCACCACTCTCTTCGAGAGTCTTCCAAATTGCAATACCCGACTGAGAATTTAGAACACCACCACGAACTATTACGATGGTGTTGTCCAATACAACAGTTAGTTTCTTATTGTTACCATCATAGTTGTGAAGGGTGAGGTCATTGTCGTTAACATCTTCATCTACGATGAACGCCTTGTCTACATCGACAGCATACAGGTTGCTACCTTTCTTACTGGCAATTTTTGCCATGCGGTCAACCGTATCACTATCGGTGTCGCTAGTAAGAACAATAACGGTGGGGGTTTTCTTTTCTTCTTCTGTGAGGAATGTTTCAAACGATTCGTTGACTTTAGATTCCTTGATGCCCATACCATCACGAACCTTTTTGTATAGTCTCAATATGTCTCGGTCATTTAGTCCTGATGCCATTCCGCTTTTGAAACTATCGAAGTCACCTTCAGCGGCAGCGGCACGAAGTTTGGAAGCGGACATACCAGTGACATCATCTGCGTCAGGGTCACGCTTACCGGCACTCATGACTTTAAAGTATTCGATGCCCATCTGGTCAACATACTTGCGTACAAGTTTATCGAATTCTGAAACACGGTCACCACCGACAACCATCACGATTCTTTTCTTACCAGAATCAACGAGGTCACCCAGTGCTTCGAACAAAGTCCTAATCTTTGCATCTTCGCTGATATTCGCACCCGAAAATGCCTTTTTCATAAATACTACTTTGTCTTTCCACTTAAGTGGATTCTTATTTTTGTCTTGACTGTGTGTAGCATAGATGATATGCTCCGCACCTAGATTCTTTGCAATCTTCTTGACTGATTCGACAAGGAGTTGGTGTCCCGAGGTGGGGGGATTGAAGCGACCGAAAGTAATCACCACATCAACACGCTCATTGCGTGCCTCGGTCAGACTAGTTTTCTTTAATTGTGAAAACCGTATAGTCATGCGTCTGGATCACCTCCTTTAATGTTACGGGAACACCAACCCTTGTCGGATAAAATCAATCAGCCTTTATGCCAAGGCATCTTAGTCTTGAGCCAATTCCACATTGGTACACCAATTAAGGCACCACCGACAAATACAACGATTGTGTAGAACACGGTTCCGAGAGTTGAGTGAATGAATTCCATAACATTTTCTCCTTTAAGTTACTGTGAATAGGATACTATTATTTATCCCAGTTTTTGGCAGCAGTGAAGTTTTGTTTGGAGAATTCCAAACGGTCAACCAGTTTTACTGCCGCACCTGACAGATTATCTATGGCCACAAATCCTTCGGGTGATGTGACCTTGAACCCGTCACCTGTTCTCACAAAAGTCCCGATACCTTTGATTGTTTCCAATTTACGAACAAGTATAATTTTTATTTCTGTTAATAGAGCATGAAGTTCAAAGAGTTGGTCCAGTTGTTTAGCGTTTCGTGCCAAAAGGTCGATTAGTTTCTTTTTAGCCACTTCTTTTCTCTTCTTCGCTCTCTCTTGCGATAACTTATCAATTGCAGTTTGTAGTTTTTCTTCCATTCGACTAATAAACTCTCTAGAGTTGAGATTAGTCGTACCCTTCCTTACATTTGCGTTGGTATAAATCTTTACCTCGGCCACTATGGAAGGATTGCTAATAGGACCACTCAACGCTCGCTTAGATTTTCTAAGTAAACTTTTTGCTTGCGTTAACTTGCCCTCTAATGTTTCGGTATCACTACTAGAAAAAGTTGCACCGTCTGCTACGGTGTACTCTGCATCACGGAACCAAACCTTACTAGTTTTTGTAAGATAACTGATGTTAGGTCCGAATGAAGCAGATAGTTCTGCGATTGTTTTTCCTGTATACGCAGTGTGCCAGACAACACCGATTTCGGCGTTCTCCATTTCTTTCGCCAAGTCCGACCCGGCGGGAACTGCATACACAATTGTATTTGGTTGGAAGGTGACCATATCTTCACCATCGATTTTTTTCGATGTGAGGTCACCCTTGGTGAACATGATATCACCCTGTAGAATTCCCTTAATTCCTAATTTGGAAAGTTCCTTTAGGGCAACTTTTAGTTTATCCGCAAGACCACCACTATGATTTGCATCGACATCTGCGTCGGTGTAATTAATCTTGGGTGTCTTGTTAAAGAGAGATTTGCTTGCAACAAAGAACTTATCATTCTCTGGATTGATACCTGCAAAGACAGCAGGCGCACCATCCCACTTTACTGTGATTTTTGTGTTGGAAGTTGTGTTACCGGAAAGCATCTCGGTAACCGATTCTAGAAATGCAATTGCTGCCTGCCCACCCGTATATCCATTGTTGAAGATTTCATCTTCAATGTGTTCCATGTGGACATTTTTTGCCTCAGCAAGGTATTTTTGATGTTGGTTAAGTGTTAGCATAATTAGGTTTCCCGAATATGTAGGAAAATTCAGTATCAGATATCTTGTAATTTTTGATTATGGAAGACATCCCAACGAATATGTGTGAACAATTGGAAGGCGATTTCATACCCTGCATCTCTATCTGATGGGTAATGGAGTCCTGCTTCCACTCTTGCTTCTGCGATTCTATGTGCAACCTTGATAAGTCCATCTTGTTCTCTTGGGTATTCTCTTCCCATCGCCAACGCACAAATCATTGCTTGTGTCGCATGACCACTTGGGTATGCGGGTGTGTGTGCTGTTTCACTTTGGAATACTTCTAGGTCAATACCCAACAGTGGTGCCAGCATGACTGGTCTGGGTCGCTTATACATGTGCTTGAAGTGTCTTTCAAACTTAGCGGATTGTTGCATCAGTGAACGATAGGCAACTTTGTTCACTTGCATCATGTTATTCCATGCGTACTCAAGGAACGGTGTGAAAATATCATTGTCTGTTTTGAGAATGAAATCACTCTGTTCTTGCTTAATGTTACGAGTGTAGTTTGCCATGTAATGCAACTCGTTGATAGTCTCGGTGCTATCATTCGCAGGTGGTGGTTCTAGTGTGAGTTCCTCTGGAACCAAATCACCGAACACCGGCGTTTTCATGGCAAGAATCTCTCTCCCCTTCATGACACCAAGGTCATCAGAAGAAAGATTCTTTATCTTATCTTGTGCATACTCGTTGAATTTTAGCATGGGTGTCAATCCAAATCTGAACGGCAAAGTCCTAACACTTTTTGAATCTGGAGTTCACATTGTGCCTTGCGTTGGGCGCCAGGCCAATAGATGTAATCTTTTCCGTCGTTTTTCTTTAGGTTAACAAGCAAAGGAACGATTGCTCTCTCAATTTCTAACAATCGAGCAGTCATTAGTTCATCATATTGATTTGCGACCTGCGCCGCACCTTCACATGTAGCGTTCAATGCTAAGATTTCATCCAACTTACCTTTGATTGCCGCAATCTCATCTGGTGTGGTCTGGGCGGCATCCATGCTAAGAATATCGTTGAGTTCGTTTTCATCTACACTAGTGAAACCGAAATCTTGCACATCACCATTTAGGTATTCTTCTGGAATTTCCATGTTATGGGAAGCCATTGGGTTTCCTCCTTTGTTTGTATTGACCTATTATGTATATAACATATGTCGCCCCCATTTCTGGGGGCGACGGGTTGAGGAGAAAAAGTGGATTTATTCCCTCAGACTATGGAGAGAATTGCTCTACCAATGAGCATTCCTAAGATGAAAGAAGCAATGCCAACGCCTGCTCCTGTTGGTGTTGATAGTAAGTACAGTTTATTTTCTAACCATTCCTTCCAGTGTTCGTTCATTTGCGACCTCCTCAATCCACTCGCGGAAATACTCAACGCTCGTACATGAGTTTTCATAAATCTTGCCCTTTCGCATTGAGAAACTTGATATAATGGCAATCTGCTTGCCGTTTGCTAACACTGCTCCACCCGAATCACCAAACCAAACCGATGATTGTGTTGGGAGCAATTGAACCTCCCACGGTTCTTTGATTAATCGACCATAGTACCAGAACACGCCTGGGTTACTGTGCCGTTTAAATCCTCTTCCGTAGCCTACGGTGGTGAGGGGCATTCCCTTGAACAGTTCGTCTTGTTCACCCATTAATTCTACGGGTGTCACCTCGGAAGGTTCGCACAAAAATACGATTGCGATATCATAGAGAATCCAGTCAAGACCGTCCCACGGTTTGTATTTTTCATGGAGGACTATTTCGTCAATCTGATGCTGGACTCCACCGATGTAGTAATAGTCCACATCATCACTGTCCACGACATGTCCTGCTGTTAGCACGACTGTGGGTTGGATGAGGGAACCACCACCGATGAGGGAACCGTCTGCTCTCCTGAAGGAACCTACGAACGGGTATGGGTCATCACCTAAGATGTAAGTAAAGTCAGAGAGAGGAATCTTCTTGGGTGTCTCCACTCGGGAAACATCCATTCTGTTGGTTGACAGGCATCCACCTACGCATAATAAAGCACCTGCTAATGCTAGTAGGGATAGTCTTCTCATGTCACTAATATGTATAAGAAGTCCAGACTAAAGTCCAGATTTTTTCTCAGATTTAGTCCACCTTTCCCAAAGTATTTCACCGTACTCGTCCACGGCAATCATTCGCAGAATAGTCTGCTTGCAACATGGTTTGACCGGTTTGTTCTTTGGGTACATGCCGCATTCTTTGGGCGTCATGTTTGCCTTCTTGCTGTTACAACTCGCACACGCGGTCGTCAGATTCGTCCACTGCCATCCACCACCCTTGCACCGTGGGTACACATGGTCGATGGTTAGTTTCTTGGTATCCTTCGATTTCATTCCACAATACTGGCATGTCCAGTTATCTCTATTGAAGATGTTCTTTCGCGTAGGGGTTTTCTCATACGCATGTGGGACATAGACATACTCGACAAGCACGATTGCTGCCGGTAGTGCGTACTTTCCAGATGTTGTGGGAATCTCGTAGGTGGTTTTGTAATCGAATGGGCGTTTTGCTTTGCCCTTCATGAGCAACTTGATTGCCTTCTTCCAGTCGATTACCTGTAATACTTCTTCGCTTGCGTTAAGCAGTAATACTTTTTTATCCAAACCTTTCCTCCGTCATGAAGTTCGATTCACAAGTATGTATGAAATTAAAACACTGGATCCATACATAATTTCTGGAGAAAGGAGTCAAGATGAAAAAGGAATCACTAGAGGGTTGCCCTCGTTGTGATGATTATGACAAAATCAAAGATGAACTAGAGAGCAATAAACGAAAGTCCCAAGAGGAACAGAAGAATGCTCTTAAGCGATGTGAAGATAGTAAGAAGCAACTACAAAAGAAACTATTAACCATCGGTGCAATAGCGATTATCGCAGGCACAATATTAGGAAAAGAGTTTGTTGACAAGATAGCAGAGTACATCGACAGTTTCAATAAAGTCAAAGACACTGCTAACCAGTTAATTAGTAAAGCAGATGCACCCACACCACCGAGCGTTGATAGCGAACCCGAACCCGAGGAAGTTATTGATGACGCTTTTGTTTTAGTGCCCGCACCGATAACAAGAGACACAAGTATATGGTCAACTGTACCGATGCTTGACTACAACAGTCCATTGGAACAAATGATAACAATGAATGGTGGCGGTTCGTTGCTAGAAGACATTCTGATGGATTCTATGCAACCGTTCCCCAAATATGAGTTTGATGATTTGAATGAAATGGATTTGGTTACAGCGTTTACTTTAGATGAACTGATTAGACCATTCTATGTTCCGCCGTTTGACATCCCAGATATCAACCCAGAAAGTTATGATGCTCCGCTTTCATATAATGCCCCAGTAGTGCCTGAGGCATCTTCCGCGATTCCTTTGTTGTTTGGTGCGGCACTGGCGGCGAAAGCAGGAAGACCAAGAAAACGATAGTGCATAAAAAAACAAC